AAATGGCGTCAGTTCCACTCTAGTCCATCCGAGGCAGTCAATTATTATATCATAGTCCATTTCTTTAGCCATGTCATCTGCTAACTTGGATATCATCTCATGTTCAATGTTCATTAAAAACTCAACTTACATAGTATTGCATCACGCTCATACCTAAACTTAAGAAAGATATGACCTCTAATTATTCTCCATCTAGCATGACGTTCACAATTATCTATTCTATTATACAGCCATTCTAATACTTCTTCGTATGTTTTGGACATACCCGTTTCAGAAACAGTTATTTCGTATTCAAACCATCCCGGATTAGTCTCTGCCCACCCATTTTTCTCATCGTAGTTTTGGATTATCATGCCCATCTTAAACTAAACATTACTGCGTCCTCTTCACGGACAAAGTAATAAACAAGATAATCTTCGCAATGCTCAACATACCAAGGACGCTGTTTAACTTTATGATTTCTAAAACATTCACCTATAACAACATTGGCTACCAACAATTAATTGATAGGACTATCATCAATCCATTGAAAACGAAAAGGAGGATGATTTAATCAAACGCTTGCTTTCATCATTGCCATTTTAGTAGAAACCATTCTAAGTCTTTTTTATCACGGAACCAAAACTTACTATTGTTCATATACCATCTGCCGTGAGGTTCCCAGACACCATTTGCAGGGGAGCAACCGAATGTATTGATACACCATTTTTCTATATCGTGCCAATCTTGATGGTACCAAAAAGGCTCATATGCTTTTATGTCAGGGTCAACAGTATAATATTTTTCTCCAAATACTTTCCCTTCACTTACTATCATCCCCACCTCAACATAAAATAACTTGCATTACTATCATTGTAAAAAGTAAAAATGCTATGTTCTGCTTCTTCTGGTTCCCAGTTTGATCCACTAAAATCATTGTATTATGCTTTATGATAACCAAAATCAAAGTCTTTATTTATGACCCATCCATGTTTTTTTAGTTCATAAACTATTTCTAAGGTTCTACTAACATCGACATATAATGTTACTTTTTGCACTTCATCCCCGAGTTAGTTCAAAGAGTATAGCATCACGCTCATCTACAAAATAAAAATCCATATAATGTTCAGTAGGATGTGTGGTGAATTTGTCACCCGGTAATCCATACTGTTCCATTGCCCATGCACAGGTCTCATCCCAATTGTTAATAGTATCACCCTTCTGCCAAGGTATACGAACTCTAGTACCCACCTGCATTCAATAGTTCCTTAACTTGTTTAACATTATCAGGCTCACGATGAAACTTCAAAGCCCACTTCTCGGGGTCTATATAGTCAAATACCATCTTAACATGACCCGGCTCTAGTGATTCTACAAACTTAACACCACTCTCACTCTGAAACAACATCCAAGGACTGATTCTCCCCCTAGTAATCTCTAAACAAATTCTATTGACATTACCATATCGTAAGTAATCTCTGCTCTGAATCTTTTCGGTTTCTGCCAATGACATTGTTGTTTCAATACTACGATGTATGGCATCTAACGGATCTTCTGTACGAATATACTCAAGTAGATAGTTTGTATAGTTTGTGTCAGTACACCATGTATCAATTCTAATTTGATTCTTAACTAACCAATCAGCATATCTACTGACATTCAATGCATTGATTTCTACACAATGATTACCAAACTTTACAAATGCTGTATAGTATGGACTCTTAATAAATTCTTCGTAAGTCTTTGTCTTTTTACTTGAACTATTCTTCTTATAGAACTGAATAAAGGATTGATATGCAATACGATTACCTTGTAGATCCTTGTTCATCCATCTGCGCTTAGACTCGCACATGTGGGTCATCAATGTAGATTCACGCACATACTCGCCTGCGCAAAACTCACATTTAAATTTAGGCTTACCGATTGCCTCTATCTCTTTCGTACTGCTCAATTTCTTCATCTGTGACCATTTGACTTAATACTTCAATATCTGCTATCTTCATTTCTGGATAAACACTTGCTAGATAACATTTCTTTTTCTGTTCTGTTACATATGCTTTTGACACTTCAGTAATGTCATCATCATCTGCCTTAGGGTATATCTTCTTATAATACTCTTTTACATCTTTCAGTTGTGCTTCTTTTTTTAACAAACTAACGTCTTGTTTAATACTTGGAATCCAAGAACGGTGTTGTTTTCCTAAACCCGGGCTTGCGGCACAGAACATTAACCATTGTAATTTAGGGTGAAAGTGTCTTTTACTAGCTATCATGTAATCAAGCATATACTTATTAGCATGGTAATCTGTACTGCAAAGGTAATATCCTTGAATGTCCTTATTAGACTTGACATTAACTATCCATTGTAACAACATATAAGGACTAAATTTTTTTTGTTGCTCAGGACTTAATCTATCATAATATCCATAGTCTTTTCTGTCAATTGCATCAAGAGCTTCAAACAAAGGAAAGTCTTGCTTCTCAAGTTGTTCGTCTTTAGGTACAGGTACTTTTTTAGTTGCCATTAGAATGCCTGACTATAATCTACAATCTCGCAGTTACGACTAATCTCTTTTACAAAGTATACACAACGTGGTTTGGGACCATCGTCAATAGGTACACATAAAAACTGTCCGTTCTTCAATCGAGGTGCATACCATGTTACATCATGATAGATATCTACAATCTCAATAGGTACGAATGATGGACTGAAACTACTGAGTGGGTTAAACTCAAATGCGTTGAAGCCTCTGTCATTAATACTTGTAAGAGGTAATGTCTCTAAGTCACCGTGCTCTTGTTCACCGATAAGTATCTGCCAATCAATAGGCATCTTAATAGTTGAGTTACCAATCTTCAACACAAGTGCAGGGCTGTTAAATGATTCCAAAAAGATTAATGGGATATAATGATAGTCCACATTGCTCGGGTTACTGTTATCTAAGATAGCAAACCTCAAGTCATCAATCTCTTCGGGAAGTGTTTCTAAATTATAGAATTCGTTTTCTAGGGTTAATATTCGCATGTTGTTATTCTATCACATTCTTATCTGTAAGTCAACTTCTCAATGTCAAACGGGTAATTTGCTTCTTTGTAGAAGGTTTTACGTTGAGTCAAATGTCTTTTAGCAAACTTACAACTACTAGTTATGTCCCAGATTTGGACGAGGTCTTTGTCTTCCGCTTTGCGAATACCACGCCCGATACTTTGTATGACCCTAACAAAGCTCTTGCCTGGCTCAATAAGTACAAGATTAAAAATACGGGGTATATTAATACCAACAGCAGCCACACCATAAGTAGCCACGATAATTTTGTTAGTGCTTGTAGCAATTTCATCATATTCTTCTTTTCTATCAACCATATTAGTAGCACCACTAACGAACACACTGTCCGGTAATCTGCTAACAATTTCTTTACCTGCATTAACTCTATCTACTAGAATCAATACATTGCCACTCTCTTTAATCTTTAATACCAATTCAGCAATAGCATCAAGCCTATGTGTATCCTCAAGTAAATGTTTCAACTCACTTTGGTAATTACTAAACTCAACCTCATCTTTAAGTTGTACAATGTTTACGTGACATTGTGCTAGTACTCCCTGATCTTGCAATTCGCTTGCACTTAGTTTACCAATTAGATTACCTAAACTAACGTACAATGATTGTGCTTCATACTTTGCTTTGGGAATAGTTCCAGTCAGGCCCCAACGAATAGGTACCTTAGCAAATACACCAGTCAGCAATGTTTTAAGTGCGTCTGCTTTTGCCATGTGAACCTCGTCAACCATGATACAAACAACACCTTCAATGAAGTCACCAATCTCAACTTCAGCTTCTCCGGCTTTTGTTTTCTTAAGCATGTTGTTAAGACTCTGCCATGTACAGATGGTGTGTGTCTTGTTGTATTCTTTGCGATCACCAAAATATACACCTACATCTAATCCTAGATTAATGTAATCTGCTTCTGTTTGTGTTACTAGACTTTTGTTCGGAACGATGACAATACTGCGACCATATTTCTCAACACTATAACTAAGTGCGGCAGTCATCAATGTTTTACCTGCCCCTGTAGCAATCTCTTGCAATGATTGCGGATTCTTTAAGAAGTTGTTAACGATAGTAATTTGATAATCACGTAGTTCAACTGGTTCGCCTTCTTTAGGGTGACCCTTAGGCCAGTTCTTATGTTTGAATGTTGCCTCGGACACTTCAGCAAATTCAAATGTAGTTTGATAATCTCTGGTATCATCTAATTGAATATCATATCCTGCCTGATCCAATAGTGGTAGAATCTCAGGTAATAGGTTAATGTACGTGCTACCACCTAGTGCAAAATAACTCATCTTGCCATTCCATCTACCTAACCTTACCGCAGGGAGATATCGTGCACCGGGTATCTCATATTCAAACATTTTCATCAATGTCTTGCGGTCTGCTAGTTCTAGTCCCTCAAGTTTGACGTTTACTTCATCTCTAATTATTAACTTACATTCTTTCATTTAGGTCCTAAATCTATTGGTTCCGAGTTTACAAATTTGATTATTTTAAATAACTTCATTGGCTTCTCATTGACTAATGAGAAATGTCCACGTTGATACACTATAACAGGATTGTCATAATCTTTCAAGTCTTTAGGATTTTTACAAACATCAATAGTTGTATGGTGTATATCTAATTTGGAGCTAGTTAAAAATGCTTTAGGTTCGCATATAGCATCGCATCCTAATTCTTCTAACCATTCAACTGCTAACTTAGAATCACGCATTTCAATATCTAATTGAAAACTTGTAGCAAGTTTTACTTTAGTGGGATGTTCCGTTTCTAAGAAATGATCCTTGACTGATTGGTCAATGACAACACCATACTTAACTAATGTTGCTATTGTTTTTAAATCGTCTGTTATTTCAATATCCTTAATTGCTTCATATAAATGTTCATTCAATGCGGCAATATAGAAATGTCCCTTATAGACTAGAGTGGGCACCCAGTATTTAACATTCTCATATACGCTAAGACTCTCAACAATTTGTGTAACCTTTTCGCAGTAATTCAGTATTGAATAATGGTCTGCTGTTAGGTACATTAATTCTTTTAAATTGGTATGACTGTATTCAGCTTCATACTGCCGATTATCTTTAACCCATTGAAGTGTGTATATGGGATTCTTTTTAAGTGCTGTTAAAAAGTTTTTATTGAAGGGAGAACGTAGAATGAGTTTATCATTTTCTATTTTGATTGAAGCACCGGTATACTCAGGAATACTTTCTACAACTTTAACATCCCATGATCGGGTTAGTACTTCTTCTACCTCTACTTTTAATTGAGAAAATTGTCTTTTATATTTACCTGCTACCTTCCTAAACAATAGGTCCTGATTACTTGTGATCCGTTTGTGTTGTGTAATATAAAGGGTAAGGTTGTTTACAAATTGGTCATCATACCTGCTCAGTCTAATATTAGAGAGCATCCAAGTTGCAAGTTCATTTAATGTTTTGAAATCCATCTTGTAAGTATAACAGGACACTTTGCAAAAAGCAAATTAATAGGCAAAAAAAAGGGAACCTAAGTTCCCCGAAAAATTAACTTAAAGAAAGAAACGAAAAAACTTATCGAAGCGGACTTATTGACATTGCCGCTACGCACACTGCAGGGGTTATGCTTTCATGCAAGTTGCCTTAGCAAGTTCACGCCAGTTAGCACTAATCTTAACTAAGTCAGCAACCTTCAAACACATACGCAAAGACACTTCACGCAATTTAGAATGATTGTCCCAGATGAACGACATAATTTCGTCTGTCTGTTCTTGTGTAAAATCATACTCAGCAAACAAACCACCATCAGCATCACGATGCACTTGCTTGATACGCAACATTTTGTCACGCTCACTATCAACTGTCAGGTCCAGAAAGTGACAACGACTTTGCAAAGCATCCAAGTGAGGTTGCATCTTGCCGGCTTTCTTAGCATCAAACGATTTGTTTGTAATGAAAATGATTGAACCATTGAAATTGAAAGTATTAGGGATACCTTCGTAACGCAAAATACGTGAATCTTTATTCCAACTAATTCTACGTGTCTTGCCTGAATCCAATGCACCTTTCAATACGTTGATTGCGCCTTGATCTTCCCAGATATCACAATCGTCAAACACTAGCACGTTCTTAGCATCACTAAATTTGTACAACTTAGCAAACAAACCGATACCTGACATAGCACCCTTGACAACTTCAAAGCGAACTTTCTTGCTTGCAAGCCTGTCAAACATGCTTGCTTTTTCCATTTGCATATTCACACCATGTGACTTACCGATACCTGCAGGACCTGTCACAATCATAGCACGAATGTCACCACTGATACATGCCTTAGACATTTCATCAAGTACTGCAAAACGTGTTGCAATGCGATCCATTGCTTCTGTTTCTGTTTCTTTGTGTGTTTCCATTTTTACCTCATCACGACCTGATACAAATTCAATCATTGATTGACTGTCAACATTTACTCGCACCTGATCGGGACGACCGGGGAACTGACCTTCATTTTTAACTGTCACAAAACCACCTTTACTTCCAAGTTGATAACCTTTTACTAGTGTGAACACTTCACCTTTGATAGATTCGTTGCGATAAGAACCTGAAGTGATACGAACAATGCTAGACATAAGTTTCCTTTAGTTAACTGAATAAGAATATATTATAACACACCTGACATTTATTGTCAAGCCACGTGATAGATGACACCTTGATTAGTGAACACTTTAGTGGTACCTTCACTTGCCCAATCTTGCTCAAGCAAACGCAAATTCTTGCGATCCCGAATGATTGCATTGTGAACTTTCACACGGATCCATTTCTTGCAATTTGTAATGGACACTTGTTCAGCGGCATACACCATTTCAAGGGCCAACTTCATACGCTCTGCACGTAGTTTTT